TCGGTGCAGCTGCTGCAAACCGTGTCGGCATGGAGAACGGTCGCCTCCAGTGCCAGCAACCGGATAAAAAACTTGCCGGCAGGAAGGGTTACCGCCGACCCTGCAGAGATGTAACGAAAGTTTGTGTACTCAGGAACTCGGGACATTTACAGCCTTGCGTGTAGGTTTTTCCGGTTGTGGCCTAGGCGGCTGAGCAGGCGGCGAGGATGCCGCCGCCTTTGCAGCGATGGCATCCCAAACCTCCTGATGCCCTCGGCACCAGGTGTAGTTCATTAGACCCGATGGAACGTGATGGCCGGCGTGGTTTCGCCGGTCACCCTCGCCAGGAATGTGGCCGAGGTGTTGTGCGCCACCGTGGCTACGCCGTCAACCGTGATCCCGCCACCGGATGGCCCGGCGAGGGTAATCGCGTGGCTACTGGCCGCGCCGTTTCGGATGTGAATCTCGAAACTGGTCCCGATCTGCACCCCTGGCTGCAACAGGGCGAGGATTGCCGTGGCGGTTGGCAGGGTGATGGTGCGGGCCGCCGTTGGCGTCATGGTGACGATGCCGCCGATGGTCTGCGCTGCGGTCAGCGTTGTAGCTGCGTCGGTCGCCTCGGTGAGGGGCCGAACCTCCAGGAATGTCCCGGGGATTTTGGGGTAGCTATCACCCCAGCTGGTCATCATGGTCATGGCTCAAACGTAGATGGGGCAGGTGCAAGTGAAGCGCGCAACGGGCAATTGCTTGGGAGAGCTCCACTTGAGCTCCCAGTTGGCGGTATCGGCCAGCTGGGCAGTAGTCGGTTGTTCGCCGCCTTTCCAGCTGGATCCCAAAACGTGCATACAGGTGCCGTAGGTCACCTTGATGACCTTCTGACCAAAACCACCATCTTGCATGGTGTCTTCAGCCTCCTTAGTGTCGAGGGGGGCTTGCCAGCCTTGGCCGATGGCGCCTTGACGGAAGACGTAGACCCCGTATTTATAGGATCCAGGGGAACCAACTCGTGGGGCGTTTTCACTGACAATCAGCGCCGTATTCGCAAACACAGGAATCCTTGGCATGACCTGAAACGCCGGGCTGATGTCGCCAGGAACAACCGTCCCGCCAGTGAGAGCACTCGCGGCCACGGTTGACGCGGTGACGCCTGGCAGGTCTCGCGCATCCACGTACTGGCACAACTGACGCGATTCAAGATACGCGTAGATGTCAGGGTGAATGATGGCGGTGCCGAGCTGAGTGGTCATGTTCGCTGCGTCTTCACCGACCAAAAGCCGGGTACGAACCAGTTGCTCGTGACCAAAGTCGCTTTCACCACTACCGCTACTGTCGATGGACATCGGAGCAAAAGCGGCGGTGGAGTTGTTGGTGCCAACGACACCAAACAAGCCCTGCAGGGTGGCCAGGGCATCCGTCTGGTAAGCATTGGTGACCTTAGTGCCCACCTTGGAATACATCACCGCCTCAGGATCGTTGTTGACGCCTAGCGGCAGCTTGGCCAGGCCGGAAACACCCCAGGCGTTGGAGCGATAGTGAATAACGCCTTTTTGCTTGCCGGAGCCGTATTTGTTGGCTTTCAGCGGCACACCTTCTTGGGGATACTGCATTTCCCCATCAAGGTCGGGATCCCAGTTCGGGATTTCAAAGGTGTAACCCTGGTCAACAACTGCCTGAATAACAGGGTTGACCTGCACAATGCCGCTGAGAAAAAACGTATTGCGCAGCAAAGAATCACGGACAACGTAATCCGTGTATGGATTGAATACTTGCGTATCCGCTCCGTAAAGGACGGTCATGGCTAAGCATGATTAGGGGGCGAGTGGCCACGGGCCCCGGGTCGGCACAGCTTCCCCGTCCTCTAGTTTGCCTCAGCCTTTATTCACGGCGGCAGTGGCGGCGGCTGCTCTGAGCTGCTGCGCTAGGCCAGGATCGCGCCTGGCGATCGCGCCTTGCTCTGTCAGGTTGAAGGTTTCCCGTGCCCATGGGTTCCTGAACCCAGCCGGTAGCGTGGACGCGGCAGCACCCGCCCCGCCAGATCCGCCAATCGGCGCACCAGTGCCGGCCGGCCTGGGGGCCTTCAGCCGCCACGGCGGCAGGGTGGCGCGAGCCCACTCAGCAAGCGGTGTGCGGTTGTAGCCGCTCACGACCACGACGGAGCCGTCAGCCTCGGTGGCCAGCTGATCGGCCTGAAGGTGCAACTTCAGGACCTCATCGGGCCCATGCACGTGCTCAGACAGGGCGGCAGCGGCTGGCCCCAGTACCTTGAGCTGTCTGATCTCAGCCTCCAGCTCAGCGATGCGGGTCTTAAGCCCCGCCTCGCTGTCGCGGTACTGCTGCTCCAGCTGTTCGCGGGCTTGGATGTAATTGCCCTCAGCCTCCAATCGCCGCGTTTCCGCGGCTTGCCGTTCCGCCCACAGCTGGCGGGGGTCCACGTCCTCGGGCAGGTCGGCAAGGCGGCCGGCAAGCCGTTTTTTCTCGGCGAGGAGCTCCTCGTTCTTGCCGCGCAAGCGGGCCACCTCTGCCGCCAGCGCTGCAGCATCTGCAGTGACTGGCGGGTTGGGCGGTGTGGCCTGCGGCGTGGTTTCTGGTGTGGTTTCGGCGGACACAGGCGCGTGGCGGGTTGCGCTGAGTTTAGGCCGCCAGATCCTCCTCTACGAAGTCGCCTTCTTCGCCCTCCTCGCCCTCCTCGGGCACGTCCTCCATGACGGTGGACATGAGCTCGGCTTTCACGATTTCGAGGATGCCAATCTGGGTTTGAACCGAGCACTCGGCCTGCTCGGCAACGCCAAAGACTGCGCCGCGAATCGCGTCGTAGGCCTGGGATTCATTCATTGTTGGGCTTGCGGGAACCGCTTCATGGTAGCCCGTCAAAGCTGGCGTCAAGCTGAGCCTGTCGGTCGGCGAGGGCCTGAGCCCGCGCCTTTGCCGTGTCCTCGATCTCAGTGGCCAGGTCAAACCCATCGGGCATCCACTCGCCGCCTTGCAGGACCCGCAGCAGCGTCTCCTGAGTGATTTTGCCATTGGCCTCCAGCTGAATCATTTGCTGAACAATGGCGGGATCCAGGCGGGCGGCAACGAAGTCCTTGTTAATCTCGCAGCTTCCGTAATCCTGAGTGTTCATCAATAAGCCGTGATAGCGCAGGCATTCGTTTACCATATTTTGCAGTCCCAAGGCGACAGATTGAAGCGGGCTATCACCCTGCGATCTGTCAATATGACGTGCTTCAGCGCTTGCGTTTGTGTAGTTCTGCCCCATAACCTGAGACATACCAAGTTCAGCTATTTGTTTTTCGATTCTGTCAATCTGCTCAAATCTGTATTGGTAGCTTGTTCCGACCGGTTCGGCAAACTCTGCCCGTGCGTCAACAGGCCAAGCTGTAGCAGAGTTAGGACCGCTTTCCACCTCCTCAACCTCAGCCGGCACGCCAAACAGGTTGTAACGCGGCACAGCTGCAACACGCAAAATCGTATCCTGATCTGACAGGCATCGGTACGCCTGCGCGTTGAGGTGCGCAGCATCCTCAAGCGGTGGCCGCGATTCCAGATCCTGAATCTGATTAGCATAAGCCACAGCAAAAGGGATTTCATCGATATATGTAGGAGTCTCGCCATCCGTTAATTCCTTCCATTCGCTAGCCGTACTTTCCTGCTTTCTGAACAGCTGATACGACCCAGGCCGAAGAACGCGAACCTGTTGCACAACCTCGTAGCCATAGTCGCCATGGGCCACTATGGGAGTTTCAAGCAACCGCAGGAGCACAAGTTTTTTCTGCCCGCCAACGATGTCATAGCGACCACCCAGGATTTGCCTGGCACTGTACGGAACCCAGTAGGGGCGGAGAAACTCGGTCACCGGCGTGTTGTCGCCTTCATCACCCCGTGGCATATCCACCAGGGTGCCGACGTGTCCGAAGCGAATATCAAGCTGCGCAACCTTGCGCAAGAACACATCAAGATTGGAGCCCATCATATCTATATCCTGCATGTGATCAAGCATAAAATCATTAACATCACTCAGCACGACCGGCTTACGGGTCAACATGCCAACAAGCATCCTTTCAAGTCGTAGATAGTACGGCGGACAGACTGCGGCGGCTAAGCGTATGTCGTAATCCGTTTTTTGCTCTCGCGGAAACCGTGGTAGAAACAGCTCACGCTGAGCCCGCATTGCCAGCGTGCCACCCGCCAGCACTTCGGGCAGGATCCAATGGGGCTCTTGACGTTGATAAACAATATCGGGATCTTGGACCTTGAGATTTTCGT